TATATTGCCAAGCATCTCTCAAAACCAATAATAGAAAAAATACGAGCAGAGGGAGAATCAATAAATCTTCTTCAAAAATCTGCTCGTCTTCCGTTATAAATACACTTGACAAACGAACATACATCGTTATAATTACACAAACAGTACAATTCGTACAAGGAGAACAAATATGTCGTTTAAGGATATGAAGAAAAATTCGTTGTCTAGCATTGATCGTCTTACTCAAGAAGCTAGCAAGTTGACCAAGAAAAGCGAATCTTACAAGGATGATCGTTTTTGGAAACTTGAAGTAGATCAAGCAGGAAATGGTATTGCTACCATTCGTTTCCTTCCCGCAGCAGAAGGTGAAGATGTTCCTTGGGTTCGTCTTTTCACTCACGGATTTAAGGGGCCTGGTGGTTGGTACATTGAGAATTCGTTAACCACGATTGGCCAAAAGGATCCCGTATCTGAAATGAATACGGTTCTTTGGAACTCAGGAAATGACAGAGACAAGGAAATTGCTAGGGCTCGCAAGCGTAAGTTAAATTACATTGCAAATATTCTTGTTGTTTCTGATCCAAAGCATCCAGAGAATGAAGGAAAGGTCTTCCTTTTCAAGTTCGGTAAGCAAATCTTTGACAAGATTATGGAGAAGTTGAAGCCTGAATTCCAAGATGAAGATATTACAAATGTTTTTGATTATTGGACAGGAGCAAACTTTAAAATCAAGCAGCGCAAGGTAGATGGTTATCCAAACTTCCTAAAGAGTGATTTTGAGGAATCTTCTGCATTGTTTGGTGGAGATGACAAGAAACTTGAGGAAATGTGGAAGAAGCAGTACAAGTTGAATGAATTTGTCAGTGCTTCCAACTTCAAATCTTATCAGGAACTTAAGTCTAGATTGGATCGGGTTCTTGGTGGTACATCCGATGCTACCGCGACAGCGGAAGCGTTTGATGAGGATGATGAACTTCCTAGATCAAAACCCGCTCCTGCTATGAAGCAAAAAGCACCTCCAAAGGTTTCTTCGCAAGATGAAGATGTGGATGATGAAGAGGAAAGCACTCTTGATTACTTCAAGAAGTTAGCAGAACAAGACTAAATACAATGCCCCACTTGAGATGAGGATCTCAGGTCCGACAACCCCCGTGAGGGGGTTGTTTCTTTATGTGATAGCAATCTTCATGTTCTTTTCTAGAATCATTTCAAACACAGAATCGAATGTTTTTGTCAAATCTGTTTGATACTGGAAGTTTACTCCCTGATCTCCACCCCCACCACCAGAATTGTTATTTGAAACATTATTAATCACGATTGGTTGATTTGATTCTCTTGATGCATCTTTTTCGTCAAAGTATGTGTCTCTAATGATGTTTGTAATATCCTCAGAATTATCAACTGGTTGAATGATATTGTCTTGCTTTTTCATAATATCATACTCATCAAGAGGAACAACCGCTTCTGGTTTCATGTCTTCTGAGATATTTGTTAATACACCCTTAGAAGTTTTTGGATAAACAACAGCACCAGTTGCTGCCATCGGAGGAGTTTCCATTGATTGTATTTGAGATTGTATTATACCATCAACTTCCGATTGTTCTTGTTTTTCTAATGCTTGCTTTGCACTATATTTTTTCTTTAGTGCATCTGCTCGTCCTGATGGTCTACCAAATTCTGTATCTATTATTTTTCTATTTTCTTCGTATAATGGTTTTGAATTTCCCCAATCAAAAGTCAATCCTTGTCCACTTGGTAAATCATATCCCAAACCAAATAAAGTATCCACATCTGGATCTTCTTTTAAAGATTCTTTGAATAGCGGACTCATTTCAGTTAATTGTTCTTTTGTTTGATCTGACAATCTATTATCAGATCTCAATCGTTTAATAATCGAAAGGTGTTCTCCGTGTAAATTTTCCAATACAGATTTGAACGCTTCTCTTCCACCAAGAACAGCATTGGATGCCGACCAACCACCTTGGTTTTCCCATTGAGTCATGGTCATAGCCAAACGATCTCTGAACGATTCATCGAAATTTGTTATTTCTTTGGCAAAATCTCTTGATGCTTTTTGTTCTTCTGAGAGGTTTTTATCTTCTTCATATACTGCTTTTGCTGCTTCATTTATTTCTTCAATTGTTTTACCACTTGGAAGTACCGTTCTTCCTGCGTACATACCAGAATGAATGTCAATTACATTTGTTGCGGGTTGATATGACACTCCTTCTTCTGGTGTTGCTGTTTTCATTTCAGATTCTGTCACATATGAAACATTACCAGTTTCGTCTGTTTTTTCGAATACCTTTTCACCAGTATTCGTAGTAACTTGTTCTTGAGTTGTTGCGGTATTTACTTTTTCTAATGATTTATTTGCATCTTCTAATATTTTTTCTTGATATGGTTTTAAAAATTTATCATACAACTGATCACCAATTAAATAACCAATCGCACCCGCTGCTAAAAGTAAAAAAGGCGCACTAGTTATAATTCCACCGATCAAGGAAATCAAGGCACCACCCAATGCCGAAAGTGCGGCAATACCCAATCCGAGCAATTTTCCTAATAATGGACTCTTAAATAAATCCATTACATAATCAAATATTCCCTTACCATCATCAGAATCGCCAGAGATTTCCAGATTTTTCATTGTGTCATTTAGCGTTGATAATTTAGAAATAATTTCTGCATTTTGTTTTTCTGTTATTTCTGCTTGTTTTTCTTCCTTCAATGACTTTTCTTTAGCATCTTCTGCTAATTTTTCTGATGCCAACTTATTACTTTCATCTCTTTGATCGTTTGCATCCTTTAATGTTTCCAAGATGGAATTCAATGCTTTATCTGATGATTTAAGTTGAATCGAAAATATAGATTTGAGCATTGGAATAGATTCTTCCAATAACTCTAAAATTTCCTTTGAACGATCTGTTTGTGGTTTTTTCACAGAATTCATAGGAATTGATGGTGTGTTTTGTGGTATTGAACCTATATTTTGCATTGAATATTACCTTAACATTTGTTGGCGTCTTGCTCGTTCTGCTTTCTCTTTCATACTTTTAATGTAAAGATTAATGTAAATATATCTTTCCCACGGAATCATATTTTCTAAATCGTGTAAGTTATAAATTTCACTTTCCATTAAACAATAATTATTTTTATACATGGATTCCAATGATTCCATGCTCATCATAAGGTAAAAAAAGTCGTGAAATCACTTACCTCCACAGGAAATTCTTTTCCTGTTACTGGATTCTTGAATGTTGATTTATATACCATTTTTGGCATACTCTTAAAGAAAGAACACAAATTTTCAAATTCTGCTTTTGGTAATTGGTTAATAAATTCAATAATGTCTTCTTGTTTTTCGTTTGCACAGTTAATTGTATTTTTTTCTGTGTAGACTTTATCAATTGTCATTGCTACGACATTGAACAAAATATCAATTTTATCCACATCACTTTTTACTTGTTTTGGACCTTTAACTTTTAGGAAATCCATAAATGATGGATAACGAAATTGTACTGCCAAATTTTCGTTTAATTTTAGTTTTTGTGGTTTTCCTGTAAAGTTTTCAAGTATAATTTTTTCCAGATCCATTTCTGTTTGAAATGCCTGTTTGGTTTCTGGATCGGTTACTTGAATTTGAACTGCTTCACCAAGAGACTTACAACGAAGCAACACAAAAAGATGTTGAACATCATAATATAACATCTTATCCAAATCTAAATTTTTTGGTTCGATCACACAATTTTTAATAATTGTTTTGATGCAATTATAGATTTGTTCTTCATCTTTTGATTCTTTTGCTAATAATAGCAACTTTTCTTCTTTCACGACGAAGGGGCGATATTTAACTTGTTTACCAGAATAAAGAGTTGCTGTATATTCTGGTAATGCGACGATATCTTTCAACGACATAATAACTCCATAATTTAATTTCTAACTGTTCTTGTTTCTGCCGAAAAGAACGAAAATCCGACTGTTTGTTTTATATTTTCGTTATTTGATGCCCAATTGTATTGAATATCATTAATCACCGATGGAAAGCAATTTCTGAATACAAATTCTTGTACGGGATTGCCTTGCAGATCAAGAGGACGAACGAGAATGGTTCCGACATATTCGTTGTAGTACGAAAACCCTCTTCCTGGTCTATGCACCAAACTTTGCCAGACTAACATCGCATTTCTTTCTCTATAATCTGAAGACAATTTAAAGGTTAAAGTTACAGTATTTCCGTAATTTAACTGATATGGCATAGGAATGACGGGTAAACCATTAATTTTTGCTTCAAATGTTAAAAGACTTTGACTTGGAATATCAACAGACTCACAGGTCAAAGAAAACTGTCGAAGAAGAGCGGCACTACTTAAAGAAACAGGACTACCTGGCGGTGGAATAACCAAAACTTCAAACCTGTTTGGTTTGGCAATACCTGTTCCAAATAAATTTGAGTAAAATTGATTTAAGTTTGCCATTAGAGTTTGAGTGTCTTTTCTGTTAGGATTTTAAATTCCCAGTTTTGCTGTGCTGCAAATTTTTTTGCCGCTTCCCATTTTTTATTATTTATGTCCCATTGTTTCATTTCGGTGAGATATGTTTTGTTGCTTTTCTTACCTCTTTTGGGTTCCTTGCATTGTTTTTCTGGTTTGACTTCGATTAGATAAGTTTTGATGTTATTGTTCTTATCTCGTACTTTAATGATAAAATCGGGATAGTAACGATGATAATCATTATCAACTGGTGAAATGTAGGGAATTGAAATTTCTTCGCTTGCCCACCGAATCACACTTGGATTGGTATCGCAGAAAACCATGAATTTTCGTTCCCACAATGACCTATAAATAATGTTAGACACATCTCCTGCGTACTTGCTCGGATTCTCGGGATTGAATTTGCCTTTATAGGATGCACCCATATAAATAAAAATACCTAACCTATTTATTCACATGCCAATACCTTTACCAGCTTTATCATCAAATACAACAAATCCTGTTGGTAGTTCTACTCCGTTTAAATGGGGCAGTACTCCACCCACCACTATTCCTATTCCTAGTGAGGAATTACTCGAATATTCCAATCTTTTAAATTCTTCTATACAAAACGAAGAAGCAATTTCATCGACTATAAACATAAATGGTGAAGCGGATAAGATTATTCAAAAAAATAGCAAAGCATTGGGACTTACGGGTGGTGTAAATGGATTTTATGATATTGATCTTGTCCAAACGGGTGCCTTTAAAGGTGATAATGTAGGATTTGATTCTTCTCGTTCAGATTTGAGCGTCAAGGAAAGAGACAGAGAACAAGAACCAGATGGATTTAGATTATATCTTATTGCTCCACCAAAACCCGCAGTAAGTGTTGCAACTGCTGCTTTGGGTAATGCTGCTGTTACTCTTGGTGATTATGCAGGAAATGCAGCAAATACGGCTGGTAATATTTTACAAAATGAATACGCAATGACGGCAGCGGCAGTTCCAGGCGCAACATTAGATGTTATTGGTGTTACGCAAAATGCAGCTTTAAATAGCGCACAAGCAACACAAGAAGCTGGAAAATATATTCAAGAAGGTGGAGAAAAAGTAAAACAAATTGCAGCTTCTATTAAGAAATATATGGACGAAGCGGGAGCAAACTTTGATACAGATTTTAAGAATTATGTGTCAAAGGCTTATGATGAATATCCAGATGGAAGTGCATTTTATTCTATTGTTTTACCAATGCCAAACGAATTGTTTGATCAGCACGCCCATGAAGTAGATCAATTGGTAATGGGATTGACACCAAGATTGTTGTCGGGATTGGGAACTGGTATTGATGTTGGTGGAAGATACGGCAAAGAAGCAAAATCAAGAAGAGCAACAGGATTAACTGTTACCGCATTTCAAAAACTAGCAGCAGCAACAGGAGGTATTGTTGCCGAAGCAGGAGCATATGCAAAGGACACGGCAAGAATCGGGCTTGGTGTTGGTTTAAATCCAAATGTCGAACAAGTATATTCAAATCCTTTGCCAAGAAAATTTCAATTTACATTTAATCTTCCGATTAAGTCGAGAAAAGAAGGAGACTTGGTTCGTGATTTTATTAATAGATTAAAACAACATTCATATCCGTTTTCTGTGCTAGGAATTGGTGGGCAAAACAATGTTTACCTATATCCTGGCGAAGTATACTTTGAATTTTCTGGAAGATTCCGAAATAACTTATATCGAAGTCTTCGTCCTTGTATTATTACTTCTATCAATATTGCATATAAAAATTCATCAGATCAATATCAACATTTTGAAGATGGTAGTACAATCGAATATGTAATTTCTTTAGAATTAACAGAAACTCGTCTATTGGATAGAAATATTCTTGTTGATGATGCTGATAAGTATGCAAATGAAAGACTCACGAATAGTCAATACCGAAACGATGTACGAGACAGAGATACATTGTTCAGACGAGAAATTCGTGAATTTGGAACAACAGGAAATCTTCCTACTGGTAATGCTTTATTAGAAGCATTGAATCCAACTCTAGGAACCGCCCGTGGCGCAGGACAACAGAACGGACAATAATGTTAACATCATATCTACCAATTAATGTTACAATTTCGGATGGAACAATCATTCCATTTCGTGATATATTTGTTCAGCGAAACATTTTGAAAAATGTCTTCGTGGATCGGGACTATATTGTATCTTATGTTATTAAATCTGGAGATACTCCAAGAAGTTTGGCATATTATCTCTACGGATCTGAAAGATATGAGTGGATAATTTACTGTTTGAACTCAATCGTAAATCCATACTACGATTGGCCTCTTTCCGAAAATGATTTTTACAATTTTATAGATTCCAAGTATTTAAATAAAAAATGTTTGTTTTTAAATCTGAATAGTTTTCAAGCAAACTTTAAGGTCGGAGAAACAATAACGAGCGGTCAATCGTCTGCAATAGTAAATGAATGGAATCGTACTCTGTGTAAGTTAACTATTCAAAATGTAATTGGAACATTCCAAACAGGAAACACAATAACAAGCAATAGTTCCACAGGAGTAATTGGTAGAATTGTAGACAGAGCAGAGGAAGCATTGCATCATTTTGAAACTCCAAATGGATTTATTTTAGATCCTCTTGTTGGTTATTTACAATCGTATATTTCTTCAACAAATGAAGAGTATGCGATTACAAGCGCACAGTATGAAGAAAAAATAAACGATCAGAAGCGTCAAATATATGTCTTGAAACCAGAGTACGCAAGAACAGCAGAAAATTTAATGGTAAGAACCATAAACAAGTTGGTTCAATTTGATAATGAGAATATAGCTCTATGAATACACTTGATTGGATTGGTAGTATATTTTTAAGAACAGCGAACGGAGAATTGGATATCTCCGATAATGTTATTAAAATAGAAATTACGGAAGATTTATTTTCTCCATATCCGTTGGGTTATCTTATCTTACAAGATACACCATCAAGCAATATTGTTTCTAGAATTAGTCAAGATGGTTTGATCGGTAAGGGTGAAGAAATTGCTTTGGCTTTTACCGCAAA